GCCTGCAACAAAATATTATATTGAAGGATACTTTCCTGACAGTAGTTCTATTGTTCCTAGAGAGTTTTTTAGCTATCCTTACTTTGATAACTATTCAGTTGTAACTGGATCAGCTTTACCTAGTACAGGCAGCTTAAGTCTACTTTATAATAATGAAACTCCTGCTTTAGGTACAACACCAACAGCTAGTTTAATTGATACATATTGGTCAACTTATTTAAACTTGTTATACAACCCAAGAACAAGATTAGTAAATGCTGCTGCAGTAATTCCTTTAGCAGATTACTTTGCAATTGAGTTAAACGACTTAGTACAATTTAGATCTAACTATTACCACTTAAGAGCAATAAACGATTACAACCTTACTACAGGAGAATGTTCTATACAATTACTAGGTCCAGTTATTCCAGACACAGTAAG